TAATAGATTCAAGCGCAAGGCCAAGGCTTTTTAGCATCAATATCAATCGCATCTGCTTTAAATCATCCTGTGAATAAAGCCTTCTGCCGCCTTCTGATAGCTCCGATGGTATAAGAAGCCCTTTAGTATCATAATACTGCACAGTACGCACCGAAACACCGCAAAGCTTTGCCATATCTCCCGTAGTATATTTTGACATAGATTTTCACCTCCAAGGCTTACTATAGTGCATTACGCTGCGTCACAAGCAATAGGTTACGTAAGGGGATTTTTATAAAAATCCATTATTTTATTATATGGTACCTGATTATAAATTGAAATATGGTATTTGTTTTAATAAAACGCTCGAGCAAGCTCAGATAAAAAAAGACTGTCCCGAAAGACAGCAATGGTCTGCCCTTTCACAGACTGCTTCGCACTCTGTTGTCGGACGGCGCGTTTTTTGCAAAACGCTCGAGCAAGCTCAGACCAAAAAAGAACCGTTTTTCAACGGTTCTTTTTTGGTCTGAGTGAGAGGACTTGAACCTCCGGCCTCTTGACCCCCAGTCTTTTAAACTGTATCACTAGGCAGTGGCTGTCCCCACTATTTACTTAATTTATACCTTTGCCAGATTTGGCTAGTTTCGATAAGTGGCTAACAAAAGGCTAACAGATTTACACCTTCCTCGCATCCGCCACATCCGCAGGCAGCTTATCAATCCTCTTTAGATATTTCTCAGCTACCCAGCCAACAGCTTTCGCTAGATTGTAAGGCTCTACCTTAACCCACATATGCCCGTCTTTAGTCTCTGACTGCCCCAGCCCCTTTACAAAATCATGCGGAGCTAGGCGTGCAACCAGATGCCCGGATGGTGTGTCTCTTATATTAAGGTAGTTATCAGGCGTATTTTTTATGTCGACTTCGTATATCCCCGTGTAAGGCTTCTCTGGCTCCGCCGGCTCTGCTTTCGCATCCCCAAAAACTTTTAGCCTGCCCGCAAGTGTCCAGGAGGAGCTAAGCTTGTTTACGCGTATGCCGTACATCGTGCCCTGTGCTTCGAGCACCTTATTGTCTCCCAGATATATACCCACATGATACACCTTTCCGGAAGAACTGTTTTTCTTAAATACCAGGTCGCCGCGTTCAATATCGGATATGGATTTTCGGTCACACTGATAGTAATACAAATTGCTCGCCGAATAGTCATTTTTATCGAGACCCAAATCACGGCAAATGCTGACAATAAGCCCGGAACAGTCAGCGACATATTTACCCATGTAGTGCTTCCGGATATGCTCCATATACTTGGGGCGGAACGAACCTGTCTGCAACGGATCCAAAAGGCGCATACGGTTCATGAGTAGTGCTTCCGTTAGTATGTCGCCATTCGTTCCGTACACATACCCGCCGCCTACATGCGAAAGCCCCAACTCAATGAACTTATCAACGACAGACATTAGATCACTCTCCTTTCTTTACTCCAAATCCTTAACCGCATCAATAGCATTATTCATATATCCGTTTTCAGCATTTGGATTATTAAAAATCGAGCCGCCAAAAATAGCATAAAATATAGTATCAACACTTCTTAATACTTCAGAGTAAACTTCAGGCAACGTCATCTTATACACAATAAATAGTATTAATAGTACTATGGATTGGATTGCCACCCGGGATTTAAGCTTAGCTTTGATTTTCTCCCAGGTTAATGGTTCGGGTTCCTTACCTGTATCCGCCAGTATACCAAGTGACACGAATAACGCGGCTATGATATACGTCACGGGTTCCCACGTGTCAAGGTCAATGGAAATCCATGTCTCCGCAAGCATGAATAGTAGGCCGATTAATGCTATAAATACAGCTACATTTCTTATAGTTTTTTTGTTCATTTTTTACTCCTTTATTTTTGGTATTAAAAAACAGCCCCTAAAGGCTGCTTTTCATCTTATATCAATCTTTAAATACTGACCCTTTAAGCTTCTCATATGCTTTCTTCACATCGCCGTTTGCGCCCTGCTCCACATGCGCCTGCAGCGAGAAAAAGCTGGCCTGCTTTATAACACAGATATCCTCTTTAAGTTCTGATAAGTCCTCGCACAGCTTTTCTACTGGTTGCTGTCTGCGCCTGTTTATATTCGCAAATAAAGCCGCTAATGCCGATATAATTGCCGCTGTTCCTAGTAATACGTTTCCTAAGTCCATCAAAGTCTCCTTTATCTTACTTGCCCGCCGTATGGCGACGTGCCTATTGCTGGTACACCTGCCGTATTACCTGGAACGGTATTTGCATTTACATCTAATACAGCATTTCCCAATACATACCACTTTTGACCCGGTATCGCTGTTGTTGTATAATTAGTGCTGTTTGACATTCTTATCAAACCAAGATTTTCTGCTAAATAAAAATAATTAAAAGAAGTTAATGCCGTTGTGTCTAATGTACCGTCTGATATAAACAGCTCTCCCTGCGGGTTGACCCAAAAGCAAAAGCTCGGAGAACCCGTTATCTTTGTTGCGTTGTCCCTGTTGAATACTCCTATTCTTGCTCCATTTATGGCAGCTCGTGCCGGGTATCTTATTCCATTAAAATGTATGCCGTCCAGTTCTATATATCCATAATTAGACATTAATAATCCGTATCCAGTCGTAGCAGCATCATACATTTGAAAATTCTTCAGTACAAATGTCTGCCCTAGTGGGGTATTTGTAAAAACTGAATTACCATTAGCGTCTATTATTACACTGTCTTGATTGCTCGGATTACCAATTATATAAATATTTCCAGAACCCAAAGGAGATTTTAAAGTAAGTCCTACACTTAGTGTATAAGTAACTGTTCCTGTACCAGTTGCGCTATACAAATCAACGATGACGGTATAAATAGATATATCTAATTTGCCTATTAAATCAAATACATATTGCAAAACCGCGGTGTCTTCACCCGTGAAGGGGTCTGCAAGCGTTCCACTTCCCGAAACTGCGCCTGAACCTGGTTTGATGAAATATGTTCGATCTTCAGTTAAAGTCTCTCTTATGCAAAAGCCTTTACTTACAAGCCATGATAAAATAGTAGCCTTTATATTCGCCCAGCTGAACTTTTTGAGCACACTGCTTGCTGCACTGTCCGCACCGCCAAAGGTGTCCGCGTCCGCAGGCGTAGTCTTAGCTGTAGTATCGTTTATTATCTCGCCCAAGTCCTTAAATTCTAAGGCATTGGCTGCTGTGTTCACTCGTGGAAGTTTTTTTGCTTGCCCTGTATAAGCAGCCGGAGTATCACTTAATTCTATAAAGGTGGAAGAGCCACCACCACCGGCCACAGGTGTCTTTGTCTCAACTTTACCCATCCGGGCATCGAGCTCCGTTATCTGATCGGACTGGTCCTTTTGTTTCTGGCCAAAGGTAAGAAAAACCTGCTCCGGTTTTCTTGCTTCGCGTACCCTTTGCACTCCGGTTATGCGCTGTTTTTCTCCATTTACAGTTACAAAATCGCCTAAAAAGTAGTCAACCCCGTATGTAAATGAGCCGGAAAGTGCGGAAGTTTTAAAGGTTGCACCCTCTTCATTCTCGGTAAATGCCGCAAGCCCCATAGCTTCAAGCGCCGTAGTGTCCGACTCATCACCGCCGTCAATTACGACTTCACGCCGTGCGTTTCCCGTGGCTGTACCCACGCTATGCACTATACGATTGCCGCTGCCATCCTGCCCCAATACATATGCAAAGTTTTTAGCAAAAGTGCTGGAGTTTACAGTTTCTCCGCTTACAAGATTGTTATATTCTACGCTGAATATAACAGGCGGATTCCCCTCGGTATTGCCCTGGCTGCGGTCTGCTCCCTTGTATACGTCAATCTCAAGGCTCGTATCTCCCACAGCTCCGTATAACCCCAGCTTATCTATTGCAAGCAAATATACTATAAGCGAGTATAGATCCTGTCCTGGCTTAATTGTCAGATTGATTACTGAGCCCAAATCCGTATTAGGCGCAATCGTTATATATGAAAAAGCCCTGTCTCCGGACAGGGTACTAGACAGCACATCTTTTATGATATACTCCGTCGATTTTGCAGTATAAACTATATCGGCCGCCGTAATATTTGCGGCTCTATTAGTAAAGAGATGAAATACATCATATCCTACCAGATTTTTATATGCACCACCGCGGTCAAAGCTCTGTGGAGCCTCCGTTATTATAAAAGGTCTTTCGCGGTCCTCATTATCATATATGATATTATCTATGACAAGCTTATCGGCATTGTTTTTATTTACCGCTACTTTTATAGATATGTTAGACTGATCACCATGATTGAAGTTCATTATAGAACTCTCATAATCATCTACACGGCCTTGATCTATTAAGTTGTCATCGAGTATTCTGATTTCGTTGCTCATCTTATGTTTTAATTATATATCTTGCTGATATAGATGGTTGGATGTTATTATGCGGCACATTCGAGCCTTTACTTCCCGTATTTCCTGAATGTGAATGGTTATGAGCACCACCAACACTCGTATTAGGAATGGTACCTCCACCCACATTATATATAAATACATCTAAGCCGCCCCCGCCTGTACCACTTGCAGTATAACCAGTATGTGAGTGCTCTCCGCTGTTGTTATGTGCGTGGCTATTATCATGCGCATGCGCAGCAAGCTCGCCTTCTGTGAGTACATGTTTTTTTTCGCCATATGTTCCGCCTAAAGTACCAAACTCCTCACTTCCGCTTTCATAGCCGACACCCGCTAATCCTCTTTTATCTATTACATTAAATGTAGTTGAACCATCTCCAGCGCCAAAGGTTGTGCCCCATAAATCAAATAAATCTGAATGCTCTGTCCGTGAAACGGCTTGACCCTCTGCCCAAATGTAACCATCTGGACATGTGTGAGTATACCATTCAAGAACTGCGCCAGTAGGCACATATATAGCAGGAGTAGTCACCAAGCTTTGTGACGCCTGTCTTATATCCGTATATGTAAAGTTACTTGCATCCGTCTCCCCTGCAGGTATAGTAACCTCATAGAGCCCGTCCTGCCACAAGGTAGAATCATTTTTGGTAAGGCTCGGGGCTACAGGTGAAGCGGCCGGAGTACCTTTGACAATTACTATATCACAAGCTCTAACGCCTACAGATAAGTCACGCTGTATAGCGACTATATCCTTACGCGGGTTTGTTATATCCGCCGCATCGTGCGTTACGACTTCGGGCTCGCTATATATTTCAGCCAGTATACCTTCTATATTGTAAGCGCCCAGATTCACGGAAGAATTCATGCTGGCGGCCACAGGAGTTACCTGCATTTGTGTTGTAAGCGGCTGTCCTCTGGTAAGAACTCCGTTCGAAGCAAGCCATTTAAGCCGGTTATTATAATCGTAATAATAAAAAGGCCTGTCATTTGCAGGGCTGCTGTTTTGAAAAAAACTACCTTTTATAGCCATCTTAAACTCCTATATATAGTTGCTTGTATTTAACGCTTAATAAGCCTGTGCCGCTGTCCGCACTGAATGACATCGTTGAATTGCCAATAGGCAGCTGAAAATATTCACTGCTTTTGTCCAAAAATGAGTTGTCTTTTACAATTTCTCCTGTAGAAATTGTTTCTACAAAGACGTTTTTATCACCATAGCCTGTGGTTATGATTAGTCGCTGGTCGCTTGTAAGTACTTTATTAAGCAGCAGAAACTCACCCGTGTCCTCCAGCGTGAGCCTCGGGTTTTCCGCCGCTCCCGTCCATATAATATAAAGCGGCGCCGGCACATCTCCTTCGTTTGTGAGTACCGCACTCGAGCCCAGCAGCTCTCCCATGTAGAAAGGCCCGTCAAAATATGTCGGGTCATCCCAGTAAAAACCGCCTGATAATCCCGCAATGTCTTTTTGGGTATATTCCAGGTCGCGCCAAAAAGGCAAAGGCGCAGTCATGGAGATAGTTGCATGTGCAAATCCCCTCATATATTTCTTGTCTTCATAAGGGGTTTGCGGCTCGGCGTCTATCTTTACATCTATTGCACAATCCATGTGGTCATTTGTAAAACGAAGTACGCCCAGTCCGAGCTTTGGATTAAATATTCTCTTAAAGTCTCTTACTGCCTGGTCAATATCAGCGTCAAATATAATCAAATCTATGGTTATATCACGGGGCATAGCATATGCCTCAAGCAGTGTCTCTCCATCCTGCCGAAATCCTTTATTAAACATTGGCTCGTCTATAAGCGGTGAAATAAAAAGCCCTACCAACAAAAAAGGCTTTCTATATACTTCGATTGACTCTCCAAGAGCGTTTGTAAATATAACCTTTTTCATGTCAATGTACCTTCAGGGCATTCAGCTGACTTGCTTTCTTAGCTGCCCTCATTACGCCGTATGGGGATGTATCGTTATAGAAATTAAAGTTTTGTTCGACTTTACCTCCGGGCATATCGTCATCACTTAAAGGGACTACCGTTGCACCTTTTGGCATGTTGATTAGCTCAGGACCCTCGTCACCTACTATACTCCATCCGGGAGCCGTTGACGTGCCGCCGTTGGCAAGTAGCGGTATAGGTTTTAAGTCAATGGATCCTCCGCCCAGCCAGTCAGGAAGAGATATAGAGCTTATTTTTTCAAAGAGCTTATTTATGAGCCCGATCACGAAATTTATAGGCGCCTTGACCATGTTTATGATGCCCTCGAAAATATTCTTAAACATTCCGACAATATTTTCCCACGCGGCCGACCAGTTTCCGGAAAAAACATTCGTAATGAACTCTATCAAATTTGTGAAATATCCTACTATATTGTCTATTATCGGCATTAGCGCCTCAAATGCTGCTCCTAAAACATCGCCAATCACCGTCGCTACAGCTTCTATTATCACCATGAGCGGCGGTAAAATGAGATCCAGTAGCTCTGCCAACAGCTCTATAAAAGGTGTGAGTGCTTCCACAAGCTTTACTAAAATATCTGCTAATATAGGTCCTATGGTCTTTCCCAGCATGCCTATCAAATCAATAATGGGCGGTAATAGCTTTTTAACGATTATCTCCAATAATGGCATTATTGCCGGCAAAATATCACCAAGTATCATGTTGGCCAGATCTATAAGTACAGGCATCAATGACATTACTAAATCCGTTATCACGGGCATCAAATCATTAAAAACAGGCTCTAGCATTTGCATTATTTGAGGGATGTATTGAATTATAAGGTCTGCTATTTGCTGTACTACAGGCATGATTCCGGCTATAACTGGCATTAAGGCCGCACTCAAAGTCTTTTTAAGTGTATCCATTGTGTCAGTTAGGTTTACTCCCGCATCAATTACATCATCACCGAGCACCAACCCAAGCTCATGAGCCTTGTTTTTGAGTTCTTCTACCGAAGCCGATTCTGAATTGAGCAAAGGTAATAGGTCTTGACCGTTACGCCCAAATAATTGTTGTGCCAAATCTGCTTTGGCTATACCGTCCTCCATGTTTTGGAGAGCTGCGATTGACTCATTAAAGACCTGTTCTTGTGATTTTACTTCGCCGGCAGAGTTTTGAACGCTTACACCAAGCTTATCAAAGAGCTCTACGCCTTTGCCCGAACCTTCGAGGGCGTCATTCATGCGCTGTGACATAGTTTTCATGCCGTTTTGCATGGAATCGATAGAAACTCCGGCTTGAGACAGTACATAGTCCCACTCTTGAAAGCCCTGCCTGCTCAAATTTAATCTCTGGCTCAATTTATCTACGCGGTCAGTAGTCTCGGCGCCCTTTGTAGCAAGCCCCATTATGGCAGTACCGGCAGCAAGCACTGCGCCGCCTACTACAGCAGCACCCCTTGCTACTTTACCCAGTCCGGCAGCGAGCCCGCCTGCTTTTTTTTCAGTTTTTGATATACTGCTGTCCGCTTCTGTATTGTCTACGAGTATGCGGCCTACAAGCTTAAATAATTCCATTTACTTACTCGCTTTTTGTTTTTCGTACTGTTCTATAACACCGAGCATTTCGCGCTCTATTTCCTGAGCTGATTTTTTTGATGCTCCTGGCTTTCTTTCAAAAATATAGTTTTCTTTGAACTTCTCAAAAGTACTCATATTTTCAGTATCAAAAGAAGGGTTGGACAGTGCCGCCAACCACATTTGGTATTTCTCGTGTTCTCTTTTTCTGATTTTTGCTGAAATGATGAGCTTGTTTATTTGCTTAATGGATTTATTAAATGGCTGTACTAACCCATAATGGCTATACAGTAGATAGAGCCCCTCTTCATAGCCTACTGTATAGCCTGTTTGAAAAAATCAGTCAGATCTTTATCCTTGAAAATCGACATAAAAACTTTCAGGCTAAACCCAAAGCCTTTGTTTTTTGCCTCATCTACTGATATGCCGGCAGCTATTGCGACTATCTCAAAGAATTCAGGCTTTACCTTGCCGAGGTTAGCGGCGACGTGGTTTATTATTTCATTAAATCCACCGCTGTTTATAACAAAGTCCTCTTTATCTCCTCCGCCTTTTTCATTATACTTTTCAGACAGGTCGACTATACACTTTGTCAGGTCGAGCTTTGTATATATAGACCCTATCGCGGGCAGCATGTCAAACATCTTATCCGCGTTAAGTTCTATGACTTCAGCAGTCATATCCTGATTTTCTGCGGTTTTTTTGGTCTTATCACTTTCCATTTGTTCTCCTATAAAAAGAAGCAGGACTTAATCCTGCTTCTTATCAATTATTTTATTATGCTTTATGCCGGAGGATCTGCTATAGCAGCTATATCTTCGATGTCAAACAATGCCTTTGTATCATCCTCTGCATCAAAGTGCGCAAAGATTTCAACCGGTATCATGCCCTCGACTTTATCCTTTGCCTCGAGAGAAAAATCTCCTTCGTTCATAGCCGAGTAAAGCATTATTTTCATGTAGTTGCCGCCGGTGCGTTTAACAAACAAGGTAAGATTGTCTAAGTACGCCTCATCGGGAATGATAGAACCTAGCTGCTCTCCGGTTATGCTCAGCTTACTATCGGTATAATACGCCCACGGCATCACCATTTCAGCGAGCTCATCCATCGTGGTATTCATCAAGTTTGTTGCAACCTTTGCCTCAGCTCCAACCAAAATTTGTAGTCCCTTCACCTTTCCCGGCTTTCCTACATATTCAGGCTCGTAGAATTCCTTTACGATATCCACTTTGCTTGAGCCGGAAAGCGGCGCGATCTGTTCTTGTGTCGCCAACCCATAATTTTTTATAAGTATGCCGTAATCGAACGGAATACTTTGCCTTTGTACTGTTGTCAGTTTTCTTTTACCCATATCATCATACTCCTATTATCGATCCATAATATATTTGCTGTCTGTGTCTGTTTCCGGTTTTTTCTTCTACATCCAGTTCATTTTCGAGGGCAAATACATAAGAATAGTCATCAGTGTTTATTACTTTTTTATCAAGCCCTTGATTATCATCGCCGTCTCCGCTTATATCAAACATCATGTCCTCAAAGTCCGAACTGTCAGGATTGTCACCATATCCATCAATAGTGACCTGCAATCGCTCCATATTATTATCCTTAGGATATGTTTTGATTTGATATACGACATATGGATATTGGGCGTCTGAAGGAGCGGTTATATAATAGATTTTTGCGCTTGTAAGTGTATCGAGAAATTTAATAATTTCCGTCCTGAGGTCTTTAAGCTTCTGCTTCATCGCCTATAGCCTCGCTTTCATCAATTTTACTAAGGTCGGGCGGTTCTGAATTCACTCCTGAAAGATATGCACTCTCAATCCTTGTTATTTCATTAAGATTTTCCATTACGGTTTCTCTTAATATTTCGCGCTTTGGCTGTCCATTCAACCCTAGTTCCTGATCTTCTCCATACCAAGTGCCATGTTTAAATCCTATAAGCAAGTCTGTCTCTCTTTTTCTTAGCCAATACTGAGTAGATCTATAAAGTCTTTTACTGCGTTTCATTCCAGGAAGCTTTTTAAGTTTCTCTATCATCCTTTTACGCAATAACTTAGCAACATCCTTTAATGCCGCCCGAGACAGTTCCCTGATGGTGTATTGTGCCGCATCGACGCTCGAAACAAACTCTACACCGTTTTTTTTGATTTTTATGACACTTTTAGGATATGGCATTAAGGATTTCTCCCAACAATTAACTCTGTCACTTCATCCGGGCGGTCATAAGTTCTAAGAATATCATAAACAACACCTTCAAATTTGATGAGGTCCTCGTCTTCATAGTCGACGCTGTGTACTTCCAGCATGAGCTCTGCTTTCAAATCACTGCGTTTCGCATCGTAAAACTCACTTTGCCTTACAGATTTTTTATTAACAAACACTTTTCTGCTGGGTTCCACTGGTATATCATCGCCCAATGAGTTTTGAGTGGTTGCCTCGTTCCCCAGATAAGCTATCTTA